GGTAAAGGTACTGTTGCTGATCTTTTACAGCAAAAACATGGATTTATTAAGATCAGTTTCGCAGATAGTCTAAAAGATGCTGTCGCTATTGTTTTTAGTTGGGATAGAGCACTTTTAGAAGGCGACACAGACGAAAGTCGTGCTTGGCGAGAACAACGTGATCCGTGGTGGGCTGATAGATTAGGCTACGCTGATCTTACTCCGCGTTGGGTATTGCAGATGTGGGGCACAGAAGTGTGTCGTGAAGGATTTCACCGAGATATATGGATCGCTAGTATTGAAAAGAAACTAGAAGATCACAGTAAAAATTATGTAATACCTGATACAAGATTTCCTAACGAGATTGATATGATCCAGCGCATGGATGGAGAAGTATGGCGTGTAAAGCGTGGTAAAGATCCCGTATGGTTTCAGAAGTACCAATCTCATCGTATTATACCCGAACACATACATCCTAGCGAATGGCAATGGGCGTTATCTGAATTCAATCATATAATAAACAACAATAGCACGATCGAAGACCTAGAATCTCAAATTAAAAGCCTGATATAAATGCTATTTTTCTTATCTTCTAACTAAATATTAGTTGAAGTCTGTGATAACAGGAGATCCGAAGATGGCATTGAATTCACCCGGCGTAGAAGTACAAGTAATTGACGAAAGTTTTTACGTCCCAGCAGAACCAGGTACACGACCACTAATAATAGTGACGTCGCAAGAAAATAAAAGTAACGCTAGCGGAACAGGCATAGCAGTTGGCACGTTAAAAGCCAATGCTGGTAAGCCTTATTTGATTACTAGCCAAAGAGAGCTTTCCGATACATTTGGTACTCCTTTATTTTATAAAGATTCGAGCCAAAATCCAATACACGGGGGCGAACTTAATGAATATGGGTTACAAGCAGCTTACAGCTATTTAGGTGTTAGTAATTCGGCGTATATTGTTAGAGCTGATTTAGATACTAAACAGATGATACCAGTAGCTACTCCACCAAATGCAAACCCAGCTGATGGAACTTATTGGTTAGATGTACAAAATACACGTTTTGGTATTTTCGAATGGAATGGGTCTGCTGTAACAGTTAAAGGCGGACAACAGTTCACTAACGTAATTCCTACTGTTATAACAGACGCAAATAAAATTGATACAGTTTCCGGTTCTCCTAAATCTTCGATTGGTAAGATTGGCGACTATGCTGTTGTTTGTATTTCTACACTAAACAAGATCTATTATAAGAATAGAGATAATACATGGGTATTAGTTGGAACACCGGAGTGGAACAGGAGCTGGCCAACAATCGCTGGATCTAAAGTTAATCCATCAACTATTAACAATAAAATGTCTTTCTTTATAAATGGTACAGAAATTACACTAGGCTGGGTAGCAGGTGATCCAGAGCCAGTGGATCTCGTAGCTGTTAAAACTGCTATCAATGCTTTAAACGACTCCGGAGATTTACGAGGCATAACCGCTAACATTATCGAAGGACACTTAGAAATCTATAGCGACGGTGCAGTTGATTCACCACAGAGAGATAGTACATTATCAAATGAAATAGTAATCGCTTCCGGTGAAGGCGCATTAGTAGCTGCTACAGAATCTGATAGTATTTTAGGTATTAAAATTGGAACATATTTTGGAACAGCTTTACAGATTAGCCCACATACATCAGTTCCTAGATTTAAGAGAAAAGACCTATTAGGTGCTTCAACAACAGGCCGCCCAAGCGGAAGCGTATGGATTAAAACCACAGACGTTAACCTAGGTGCTCGTTGGAGAGTAAAAGAATGGAGTTCGAGAATATCAGATTGGGCACCAACAGCAGCACCAGTGTATGCTTCAAATCAAGAAGCAATCTTTAAACTAGACAGAACAGGCGGTGGAAAGAACATTGCTGCTGGTGCAATATTCGTGCAATTTGACGTTGGTGAAGATTTTGGTACTGATGATACTCCTCGTATTGCAACATTTAAATTGTATCGTAGAGAATTACCAGATCCTACTACTATAACTAGTGATGTTATAACAGCAACTACTTTTGCACCAACAGTTGGACCGGATGTTATATTCAATATAGCGGTTAGCATTCCTGGAAGTTCGTCATTAACATCTGATTATCTAGTACATTTTAGAGCAACTGGTACTAATGGTGATGCTGCTGCATTAGCATCTGCTATTAATTCTAAGAGTATTCCAAACTTAATAGCTAGTGTCGATACACGTAATAGACTCGTTATCAAACATGAGTTAGGCGGAGAAATTCGTTTTAAAGATGGTATTCAATATACTCAAAGTGGTGATCTGATTGGTGATAGTGAGTTTATAATTGATACCGAATATCAGATCACAACACTTGGAAATACTGATTGGCACGTTATCGGGGTACCTTTATCAGTAACACCGGTAGTTGGAACAATATTTACTGCGAAAGCTACTGGCGATACAGTATCACCTGATCCGACCAGTACCGGTCATGCTAAGGTAGTAATTGAAGTTGCATCTCCAATGAGCAGAATATATCACGTGTATGACGTCGATACTGGCGGCGGTACTGCAAACTTCTATAACACACCAGCACAAATAGGAACTATCTATAAAGGACATGCCGGAACAGCTCTTGATCCTTATACTGATGATGTTGTAAATAACTATGATATGCCAGGTGATACACTGCATGATTATATGGCTTCAAATTGGAAACCATTAAAGTATACAGCTAGTGATTCTCCACCAAATGTTATAGCAGAAGATGGTACTTTATGGTTTGATCCAGTATTAACTGAAGCAGATATTATGATCCACAATGGTATAACATGGGTAGGTTATCTATATGATGGATCAGGGTCTCCGCAAGCTGCAAGTCCTTATTACGTTTCAACAGAAGAAGAACGAACTGATCCATATGGCCCAATCGTTAGTGCAACTAAACCATCACTACAACAGAGCGGAAGACAACTACGCGATGGTGACTTATGGATCGATAGCGGTGATACTGAAAATTATCCTGCAATTTACAGATATGATTTCTTTAATTTAAAGTGGGTAGCGATTGATGTAACTGATCAAACTACAGAAAATGGTATCTTATTTGCTGACGCAAGATTTAATACAGAAGGATCTAATAGTGATGAAATGGGATCAATTCAGGATCTATTATCTAGCAATTTCCTAGATTTTGATGCTCCGGATCCTGCATTATATCCACGTGGTATGCTATTATTCAATACACGTCGTAGTGGAAATAATGTTAAGCGTTTCGTACGTGACTATGTAGATGTTAATGCTGATAATTTCCGTTATAACGGTGATGCGAATCATACAGTAACTACAAGTAATGGCCAAACAATGGGTGATTATTATCCACATCGTTGGGTTAACGAAAGTGGTAATGCTGCTGATGGTCGTGGACTATTTGGACGTAAGGCACAGCGTAAAGTTGTTGTTAAACATCTAAAAGCACTAGTTGACACAAATGCAGATCTACGTGAACAAGAAATCCGTACATTTAATCTAATTGCTTGCCCGGGATATGTTGAATTGATCAGTAATATGATTAACTTAAACATTGATCGTAAGCAGACTGCATTTGTTATTGGTGATACACCATTCCGCTTAACCAATGATGCAACAACATTAAACAACTGGGGGTCACATGCAAATACTTCTGCTGTTGATAATGGCGAAGAAGCATTAGTAACTTATGATGAGTATCTAGGTGTTTATTATCCAAGCGGTTATACTACTGATAACTATGGTAATAACATCGTAGTTCCTGCGAGTCACATGGTACTACGCACTATCGCACTTAGCGATAATGTTAGCTATCCTTGGTTTGCTCCGGCTGGTACACGTCGTGGACATGTAAACAATGCGACATCGATCGGTTATGTAAATGCTATAGATGGCGAATGGAAAGCGATATCACTTAACGAAGGTCAACGTGATACATTGTATAGTGTTGCAATTAATCCGATTACATTTATTACTGGTTCAGGTATAGTTATATTTGGACAAAAGACACGTGCAGCAAACGCTAGCGCACTTGATCGTGTAAATGTTGCAAGATTAGTTGTTTACTTACGTGGTCAGTTAAGCAAACTTGCTAAACCATATATCTTTGAACCAAATGATAAGATCACTAGAGATGAACTAAAAGCCGGTGCAGAAAGCATCATGCTAGAACTAGTTGGTCAACGTGCTCTATATGATTACTTGGTTGTTTGTGATGATTCAAATAATACGCCAGCTAGAATCGATCGTAATGAACTATATCTAGACATTGCTATTGAACCAGTTAAAGCAGTTGAATTTATATACATTCCATTGAGATTGAAGAATACAGGTGAAATTGCTGGGCTTAAATAAGCCCAGCAATCAGGGGTCTAAAAAAGACATAAATATAAAAGGAAATTAGGAGTCTAGGATGGCAATTTCAACGTTAACAAAATTTACTGTACCCCTGGCATCAAGTCAGAGCAGCTCGACCCAGTCGATGCTTATGCCTAAGCTGCAATATCGCTTTAGGGTTACATTGCAAAATTTCGGTATTAGTACACCGACTACAGAACTAACAAAGCAGGTTATGGATGTTACACGCCCTAACGTGACTTTCGAAGAAATTACTGTAGATATCTACAATTCCAAAGTATATCTAGCAGGTAAGCATAGCTGGGAAGCTATTACACTTAACCTTCGTGAAGATGTTAATGGAAATGTACAAAAACTTGTTGGTGAACAACTACAGAAGCAGTTTGACTTCTACGAACAAAGTTCAGCAGCTAGCGGTATCGATTATAAGTTTACAACTGTAATCGAAATTCTAGACGGCGGCAATGGCGCCAATGCTCCACAAGTACTAGAAACTTTTGAGCTATACGGCTGCTTTGTACAGGGTGCAAACTATAATAGCTTAAACTATACTGAAAATGCTCCTGTTAGTGTAACATTAAATATACGATTTGATAATGCTATCCAAACACCACAAGGTGTTGGTATTGGTACAGCAGTTGGTCGTACACTTGGAACACTAGCAACTGGCGGCGGCGGCGCTATATAATATTAAAATCCTAGACTGATTTTAAAAAAGACCAGCCCAAAAACTGGTCTTTTTTTATCTTATAAATAATAGTATGGCCAATAAGTTTAATAAATTTTTAGGTGATATATTAAGCGGGTTCCTTGACCCCAAAGGAAACCTCGGCGATTATCAACATGCATCAAGATTGTATGTTGACGATACATTCCGTCTAGCTCCTAAAAATAAATTTTTATATTACGTAGTTTTTAATATTAATTCAGAAGCACTAACAAATGCTAGTTTCCAAGATAGACATGCTTTAGAATTAAATTATCTAGTTAAAAGTACCGATCTACCAAAATATACGATTAATACAGAAACATTAAATCAATATAATCGAAAAACAAATATCTATACTAAGATAACATACGACCCAATTAGTTTATCACTACACGACGATAATAACGGGATAACAAATATGTTGTGGTCGTTATATTATGGTTATTACTTTAATGATAGCCACAACTCATCGGATCCGTATTCGGATGTTAATCCCGCAGCATATCAGAAAAGTACATATAAAAGTAAGGGTCCTTTTCGTTACGGATTAGATGTCAGTGGCATGGAAGGTGTAACTGGTGCAGAACAACCTTTCTTCAATAGTATACAACTATTCACATTATCGAGACAGAGATTCTTTAGCTACCTATTATGTAATCCAAAGATAACAAAATGGGATCACGATACTATGAATCAATCCGAAGGTGGCGGTATCGTTGAAAATAGAATGACATTAGCATATGAGGCTGTTATCTATAATTCCGGATCTATCGATGTTGACGATCCTGCAGGATTCGCATTATTACATTATGATCAAACACCAAGTCCAATCGTTAACGAAGAAGTTTTACAGCACGGAATGTCAGGAATATTCGGCGATGTATTTTCTCTAAACAGTTTTGCATCACCATTGAGTTATCTTGCTAATCTAGGTAAGATGGCAAGTCCCTATCTTAATACGGGTAATCAACAATCGTTTGGATACGGAACACCGAGCTTCTATGGATCAACAGGAATGAGTCCTTATTCGGTAGGTGGATTACAAAATTATGGTTTTGGACGAACTAGCGGAACCGGAATATCAACTAATACTCTATTAACAGCAGCGGGAATCGGAATCGCTGGAAATGTCGTAGGTAATGTACTTAAAAATGTTTTCTCTCCAAGTGGACAAAGAGTAGATATGAATAATGCATCAAAATACGGAGTATCAACACCTGATAATCCATCAGGACAAGCAGCAGCAGCAACAGCAAATGGAGCATCTCAACCTAATCAACCAGGAAGTGCTAGTGGAACTACTAATCCAAATAGCGCAACAAATCCAGATAGAGAAGCTGGTGCAGCAACTGGTAGTGCTACTGCTAACACTACAGACTTAGCATCAGGTAGAGCAGCAGAGCGCGGTGTACCGGTTAATGATGCATATGGTCCACCGGCACCTAGTTATGGAAGAAGATCAGAAGCAGCTTCGGATGCAGCCGACTTGCAACGATCAAACGCATCAATGGTTGAGTCAGGGCAATTTGCAGGTGGTGAGGCTGGAAGTCGTGCTGATAGATTACCAGGTGAAACCGTTAGTGGTGATTTGTCACAAGTTGATCAAGCAGCAGTTGATTCTCAATTGGCTAATGTTAGCGATCCGTACGGAGACAATACGGGATTTGCAGCACAAACACAAACAGATGCAGCAGCGTATGATCAAGGCGGTGGATCAATATCCAGTTACGGAGAACCGCCGGCAGCCCAATATCAGGGAGATGTAGTATCTGGTTATGAAGGAACAGGATTCGTATAATGCAAAATAATCTACCTATAAACACAACGTCTTCAGACAGCGCAACAAGACTGAAGACATTTTTTAATTCATATTATC